CGCAGTATTTGCGCAGCAATGTCACGTTCGGTGTCTATTTGAACGCACATGTTGGCCATCTCAAATGGTGACCAGTGCTTGTGCTTAACAAGGTATTTAAGAAGCCCTGGTCCGGTTTCCCAGTTGTCTTGATTGCTGGGGTTACTAACACGTGCCATGCGCACGATCAGTTTTTCAGCGTCTGGAGTTGCCCAGACCAATTGAACATTGCTCATGAATAAAGCGCAGAGATCAGACGTTGCACCACATCTTTTTTAATGTGGTAGTGCTTGTTGCAGTGGACGTGAAGTGTATCCACGGAAATTTCTACGGAATACAAAAGTGTGGAGCACACCGTACATTTCCAAGCCCGTGTCGTCGCTACTTCGTATGACCTACGAGTGCCTATGATTTTTACGACGCCCCTGCCTGAGGCACCGCAATTAGAACATTCCATCACAGCGGCCCACACGTACCTATTTTTGCAAGTACATGAAGTTTTCTTAAGGCTTTATGGTATCTTTGCCTTACACGCTCTCTGGACATACCCAAGTCCTTTGAGATTTTTATGTAGGTCTGTGTTTCGCCGCCATCAAAAGCAAATACACGTTCAACGATGGTACGGTCTACGGGGCTTAGGGTCATTAAGAGCCTGTCTACCGTATCACTGCAGAAAATGTTGTCAAGCTTTTCCATGGGGTGTTCCCCATCAGTAATAAGTTCAAGCAAGGTATGGTCAGAATCCAAACCAACCCCAACTTTATCCAAGCTAAGGCAGTCCTCACTGCTCTCTAGGTATTCCCGCAATCGCTTAGGGGTTATAGCACAGTATTCTGCGCTTTCTTCTAGGGTGGGTGGCCTACCATGCGACAACTCAAACTGGGGTCTCCATTGACGCAGCTTCGTTAATATTTCCCCGGCATGAGACGGAATGCGAATCATGCGGTCGTGGTAACTCAGATAGCGACTAATTGACTGCCTGACCCACCAGTAGACATACGTGGACAGAGCATAACCACGTTCTGGGTCAAACTTTTTAATGCCGTGAGCAAGCCCGATGTTTCCTTCTTGCACAATGTCAAACATTTCTGTGCGCTTGGAACGTAATGTGTAACGTTTTGCGATAGATACGACAAGCCTTAGGTTGCAGTTGATGAGCTTTTGATAGGCCCGTTTGCCCGCCTTAATTTCCTTTGCAGTGGGGTTTTCAGATGTAACCCAAACCTGCACTTGCCGCGCCAGCAGTATTTCCTGCTCTTTGTTCAAGAGCGGATACCGGGCAATGTCCTTTAGGTATTCACTAAAACCGTCCATCAGTAAGAAACTTCCACAATGCTTGGTACGCAACCCATAGTGTCTTCGAGGCTACGTGCCACCTGGCAGGCTTTTTCGATAGTCACATAGGAGCAAGCGTCTTCTGCTTTATCTGTCAAGCGAATACCGTTATTTTTAGGAAAGTTTGCGTAGTAGGCCGCAAGATACAAAACTTTACCTTCGTGTGTTGTTTTAAGTGCGTAGCGAGTCATTGGCCGGTAAGTATCAGACCCAGGAAGAGTAGCACAGTACAAAGCCTTTTACTTGGTATCTTCAGGAGCTTTACGTGACTTAATACGGCCTTCCACCCGTTTACGAACAGAAGCCCGCCAAGCAGCTTCATCCTTAGCAACTGCCTCGTTGTAAACCGCAGCAGGGTATTCCCGTTCCAATGCTTTGTAGACCGCAGCACGAATCCAAGCGGTGGGACGTGTGCTAGCTTTTTCAGCTAGGTCAAACAACAATTTCGCCCTATGCGGATCAAGAAGAATCTGCATATACGTTTTATTTCCGTGCCGAATCGCCATCAAGTAGTAGCCCAGTAGACTTTAGTCTAGCAATGTGCTACCAAAGAAGCGCCTGATCCACATGCTTACGCCATCCAGTCTGCTGATCCTTACGAGCTTTTGTGCGCTGTTTACGACAGCCGCGCCTTACTTCCCTAGCACCTTCAAGGAAATTGGCTGCGCGGAGCAAGTCTGCAGTGGTGGCACGCGCTATTTCGTACTGCAAGAACTTCATAACTATCTGCCGCCCTGTTTCTGGTGGCATAGGCAGCATCCATCACTTCCGCAAGACTACGGTAACAACCTGTTTCCTGAGGGGTATGGAAGGACCATCCGTTAAGCGTGCGATAGATGCTGACCATGGTGCGTTATTTCCTAGTGAATTTCAGACCAACGCTTTCCTATAGAAGGTTCAGCTAGAGGCGGAATGTCTCCCAACCACTTAGCTTCGGCGCTTTCCATTACTTGTTTTAGCTGGTCCGCCCAATGCTGCGCCTTTTCTTCACGAACAAGTAAGAGAATTTCATCGTGGATGCAGGCCGCAATTTTTACTTCCTGCTCACCAGCTTCTAGAACCTTTGGCCATAGGTTTCCTAGAGCGCATTTAAGGATGGCCGCACCAGCCCCCTGGATTGGGGTGTTGCACCTTACTGTCAGACGGTTCATGTCACCTGGCAGAAAACGCCGCATGTCAGAGCCTGGAATACGGATTTCGGCCCACCGATTACTTGCTGTCTTTGATGCGTCGGCAGCATTCTGGTTTTGCCACCGCTTCACACCTGCATAAGTATCCAACCATTGGTTACGAATTGTTGCAGCTGCCTCCACAGTCATGGTGACGCCAGAGCTAGCAGCGTAATTCCGCAAACCTTTAGCACCCGACCCATACAGCAAACCAAAATTCGCGCTTTTCGCGATCTGGCGAGAACAACCAATTGCTTCAGCGGTAACCGTATGAAGGTCTTCACCAGCCTGGAACGCTTTGGTCATCTTTTCATCCTGCGCCACTGCTGCAGCGAGTCGAAGTTCCATCTGACCAAAATCCGCATCCACAAGCAGCCAACCATCAGGAGCCTCAACACATTGCCGAAACTCTGTATCACGGGGAATCTGCTGATTGTTCGGCTTAATGCAGGACATACGACCAGATTCCGCCCCAAGCTGCAGGTAGCTGGCACGTACAAAGCCGTCCGGGTCCATCTTTTCAAGGATCCCTTCAGCCATTTGACGCCGCTTTTCACTTTTCTTCCATGCCAAATAGGTCTGTATGACATGGTGGTCCGCAGCGTAATCCTGAAGGGCTGCCCTACTAGCACTAGGCTTGCCGGTTTTATTGTCCTTTGGCACTGTCCCTAGAAGTGCTGTGAATTTTTCTAACAATTGCTTGGGACTACTTAAGTTGAAGCCTGCTTCTAGTTTGGTCCCACGGCGAGAATCACCTGTAGCTTTCGGCCTGAGGTTAAACGCTTTCGGCGCCGTTTCAATCTGTTCAATTTCCGCATACCACTTTTCGTAGTCTGAGTCTTCGTGCCCCATTTGCGTAACAAGGTCTCGAAGCTTTGAAAGTCTTTGAGTATTTGCTGCTTCTCTTGGAAGCTTATGTTCCGCCGGAAGCGCGTTATCAAGTTCCCGTAAAAAGTCTCTACCGAGCGCATGAATGTCGTGTTGGTAGTCATTACAAAGCTGCTCAAGACTGGTACGGTTCCAAGGAAGCCCGGTACGCCACATCTGGGCCATAGCGGGAAGTGCTTTGCACTCTAATGCGTATGCGTCAGCAAGCCGTGCATTTTGCAACGCCACTGTAAGTGGATAATCCAGCTGGAGCAGCACCTCAACATCTTTAGCGGCATAGACCAATTGGTCTCGACTTAAGACTGGAACGCTCCAATCAGACCGCTGCTGTTCCTTGTCGAGTTCAATTTTGAGGACACGCTTGGCCACATGGGCTAGCCCGTGTCTGAGGTTAGGCGTTCCATTGTGGTGGAGCTTACTGGCAAGCATGGTGCAGCCAATTCTCCGTCCCCGCACATAGATGCCATGTTCTTGAAGCCAACCAAGGTCAAACACTGCATTGTGGGCTAGCCAGTAACGCTCACCATTGGTAAAGAACAGGCGGAGCTTTTGCCAGCCATCCGTATCTAGTTCAAAACAGTCAATGATGATAATGGTTTTGCTAACTTCGCAACCCAGTTGTATCAAACGAAGTTTGCCGATTTCAGGCTGTAGCTGGAGCGTTTCAGTATCGAAGGCGATAGAAATTGATGTCGAGATCTTGTGCAGATGCTCGACACCGAAAAACAAGTTGTAGTCAGACATGGGTGGTCTTCAAAGAAGTGTGTATTCAGGAAGTGGGCCTGTCCATTCGGACTCGTGTTGGCCTTCGGGACTGTACCAGCCGGTGTCGTCAATACGCCAGCCAGCTGTGCAACGCTTAAGAGCCTTGTAATTTTCCCAAACAGGTTCTTCAGGAAAAGGATTTCCGTAGTCGTGTTCCCAGTCGTGTTCGCTGATGCCAGTGGGTGTGTACCAGCCACCTTCATCGGCTTCCCAACCTTCTGCGGTGCGCATTTTCCAACGCTTGTCTTGATCAGCCATAGCAGCATCAAACTGAGCAGCGTTTACAGCGTAGTTATCAAACCAAGCCGCAACCCGGAGATTGTAATCCGCAGCTTCGTTTTGCAAGTAGTTTGGAACGTGCTTGAGTTTTACGCTTGCAAAGTTGCTGGTGTCAAATGGGTGTGTAGACATGATTAAAGAGGAAAGGTTTCGTAAGAGGCTTGCAAGAGGCTTTTAACTATTACCTCTAGCTCTGCAACCCTATCAGTAGAGTCAAGGTCGCAGATAATTGGGACTTCAGCTGTAAACCATTTGTAACCACAGGCAGGGCATTTACGGCCCCGCACAATGCTGCTTTCAAAACGAGGTTTAGTTTGAGTAACCCACCGATCACCTTTTTGCGGTGATCGGTTGCAGTCCGGGCAATTCATCTGAGAGGATCGTCATACGGATTAAATTCAAATTCTGAAATCAAACGGCGTAGATACCACTCGGCTTTACGGAGATCTTCAACGCCATTTTTTTCGCGATACCTCCAGGTGTACTTGAAGCAATTGCCGCGCAGATACCCAATAAATTCATCGAATGTCATTGCGGCTTTGATCGCTTCAATACACTCCACGCCATTAGGGCTTTGGTAATGCGCTGGAGCGTGCACAGGATCAGTCATCGTCGAAAGTGATAGGAGGAATAGCGCACCAGTCAGTGATCCAGGGAAGCATACGCTCCACCTGTTCCCGTGTTGGTGCGTTTGTGTGGTCTAGTGGTTCGTCCCAGAGAATGACTGCTTCACAGTGTGCAGAGTCAAACTCGGGTGGATCTAAGTGGGTTGCAGGCAAGACCTGAACAGCATCATCAACAGTGGCCTGGACATGCAGAAGATCTGATCCTCTGGTGTAGCTGTAGCTGATTAGTTGAGCGTGGGCCATGGTGGGGCTCCGAACGACTTGCTTACAGTAGCACACTACGTCAGAAGCGACGTAATGCTGGGAAAAATTTCATGTGCGTAGGTGCTCAAAATGCTGGCATCGATGCCCATAGTCAGCGCAAAATCTACGTCCCGCTCCAAGCGGCAGAAATCCTCAGGCATGTCGTAATACAAATCTTCGCAAATACTGACAGGCCGCAGGTCCGTTCCATGCGCCGTATACCGCACAATTGCTAAATAAGGTGTAGGCCCTTTTAGTTGGTAGTAAGTAATGGTGGCCCAGTCTTCCATTGGACCGCAGTACCTAATACCAGTCTGACGCGAAAGCCAATTATTAAGCATAATGTAGTAGTGAGCGTTTGTACAATGGACCCAAACCGCGAATTTGTATACGAGCGGTACGCCCGTAAAATTTCCAGCTGTGAAGACACGAAAGAACTGCAAGAGTTGACCTGCAAGTTCTTTCGCCTTTACCTAACACAACAAGAAGTGGTGGAAGGTCTGATCAAAAAGGGCTGGCTACCTGATCTACCCAATGATTCTGATATGCCCTGATCGTGCTTGAGCAGCGGCAACACGCGCATTTTTATTATGTACAACCTGCGTAGCCGTTTCTCTAAAGCAGGCTCGCTTTGTTTCTATAGGAATAGCTGTAAGAAGCTTTTGCACCTTAAAAACAAAAAACTCGTCGCGTTCACTGACTTGTTCAGTGCATGAGCGGCCCGCCTGAACTCCATTGCATAGAGAGCTAACCATCCAGTAGGAAAAAGCAGGTGATTCCAAAAGATCCCTTAACAGGATGTTCTCAGAAGCTGCAAGGACGTTTTCGGGCAAATCAAATGTAGGCATGGGTGTAGGTGGGTGGGTTTACTAAAGTAGTGGACCGTCAGAACCCTACACGAAGTCGTCGTCAAAGTCACCCACCAAAAATTTATTTATCAATTTCTTCAAAAAGTACGTCCTCTTTATATCCATATCATCCAACTTTGCATCCATACGCTCCACCAAATCCGCAGGCATGTTGCTTACGGTGAAGGTCTGTTTCTGTGCTGGCGCGGCCTTAAGTGATTGCAATTTTTTATCTTCGGGTTTAAAAGTATTAAAAAAACTAATTAACGTGCCGAAAGCTTTGCCATCGTATTTTGTAGACGGTTGCTGGGCGAGCACCCTAATCGTAGTGCCAGGCTCAATATTGGCAATGGTTTCCTGTTGCTGCTGAAGAGGCATATCGCTATGGCAGTAGCATCGCATAGTGGTAGCAGGGTTATTTAAGCGGTCATATATTTCTGGTGAAGGATTGACAATCACACCTTCAATAAACGGACGTTTTTTGCTATCAGCAGCGGCAAAAGTTACACAAACTTCAACAGGAAAGCTATCTGCGTATCTAGCCAGCTTGAAGTTGACTTCGGTTTCTTGCGACAGCATGTGAAGGCTGGTAAGGCCCTCACATACTACACAGACAAACCTAGGTCAGTCGGACCACTTGTCCCAAGCCGCATTCATCAGAGCGTCTGATTCTTCCTTGGTACGATCCATTTCCCTCGCGCGGGGATATTGCCCTGAGGGTCCAGTCTGGGCAGAACCCGCACCATCACAGGGTTCTGAGGGTGGACGCCCCTCTACGTCAGTTGCAGTGTGTCCTGCCTCAACGTCCTTAACGTCCTCACCGGAATCTAGGTTGGACACTTCTTCTGTTTCTTGGACGCTGTCCACCCTGACATCCGTTCCACTGGAAGGGTTTTCCTTAGATGGACACACATACGCAACCTCTCCACACGCGAGGACAGCCTGGTACGTCTTTTTTCCGTACCTACCAGTTCCAGGAATCTCAGAAATAAGGCCGCGCTTTACCAACCGTTGGAGCGACTTCTGGATGGCGGCAGTTTTTCCGCCCACCACTGGATCGGAATTGAGTTCCGTGTTGGTAAATGCACGGGGGTGCCCAACACGAAGCCTTTGGAGCACCCTGCCGGTGACGCTGGAAGGCGATACATCGTTGTTATCGACCTCTGGTGTGAAATCAGCCACGGAGAAGCTCAGGTCGGTTTCCTGGCGCATGATGAGCGCCGTACCGGAACGACCAGACCGGGACTTCTCAATCGTGATGATTCGGCTGTGCGCTGGAGCGGAACCTTTTTCCACGTCCTCATTGCTGGGCTTACGGAGTGCCCATGTTTCATCGACAGCATCCCGAATGGCAGAGGTGCCACGAAAACCGCCCTGCTTGTTGGCGTGGTGGATAACCAAGATGGTGGTTGCAGGGAATAACACACCGTTGTTCTTAGTCAGCCAATACAGAGGCGTTGCGAAGTCGCTTTTGTTTTCATCAAATGCCCTACCGCCAGAGCAACCGATTAACGAATCAATGACAACCAATTTGGGCTGGACCTTTTCCATCAGCTTGACGAACTGGGCATAACGCTGGAGCGACCAATCCGTAAGCAGTTTGGTGTTGGAGTCCATCGGATAATCAACTTCTTCCAGCTGCTCTTTGAGCTGGATCAAAGGCTGATCGCCATTCAGAAGCAACACAGGGCCTTGCTGGACTGGAACGTGCCTCCCACGGACCACAAAGGGTGCTCCAGTAGCGATGTGCTTTGCCAGCGTCCAGGCAGACATGGACTTGCCGTCACCACCAGCGCCATAGATCAGGACAACCGAAGGATGTGGAAGCACATCAGGGATCAAAAATTCACGTTGACCCTCTAAATCTTGGAGCGCAGCCACATCCATTAACCCCTTCGCGCCTTCGTACTGAATCTGGTCAACAATCAGCTTTTCCAGTGCAAATTGGTCCCGGTAACCAGCATCAAGGGCCAAGCTGTTGAGCTTGAAGTTGGTCTCAGCGGGATTATCCAGCTCCAGATAGGACCGAGCTTTTTCAATTACCTCTTCAAAGGAAGGCCGTTCACGTTGCCATAAAACAGGCTTGGCCTCGACTTCATCAACAACTGAGCCGCAGCCATCACGGGTGAAGCGTTGCCGTTCTGGGTCGTAATGATCGGCCAGCCGGATAAGGCTTCCAAAACCCAGACCACCTTGGGACTTAAAGCCATTTTCCCAGCGGCTTTGGCAGGGGTCTTTGCCATCAGCCCAGTCATCTTCGTATTCAGAATCCTGGAGCGACCATTCACGCCACAGGTTGAGACCTTCATCACCAGGCAGGTCGGA